TTCTTCACCATAGCGAGCATACTCCAAACCGAACAAAGCGTTCAAGCCTGGGAGGAGCTCTTTAAGTAGTTGGGCACGAGAAATAGCCATTTTTAAGCTCCTTAAGCGGCGTAGTCAATACCCGTTGTACGGAGTATTTGTGGGTTGTTTAACTTCACTACTACTTCAGTGAAGGCCGTTGCGTTAGTCGCAGTTTCAGGTACAACAGAAACAACTCGAACTGGCAGAGTTGCTGCGTTGCCTTCGTTGTTAGTAGGAACAAGAACGCCTGTGCCAGAGTTACCAGTAGTTGTATTACCAGTACCTTGGTCAATTGCCATGTTAATACCTACAACGCTTTGATTAACAGTAGTTACAACGCTATTAGCGAACACAACAGCTACTTTAAAAGCAGCCATAGGATCATCAACAACATAAGCCACAGCCGAAGTAGCAGCAGCATTACCTGGGTAATATTGCGCTTGAACGGTTTGACCTTGACTATTTACATACTGAACACCAACAAACACACCATAAGTGTAGTTTGCTGCGCTAGTTGTAGAGTCGTTTGTAACACCAGATTTTTCAATAGTTCCACCATCGACTACAGCCACAATATCCCCGTTAAAAATCGCAGTGTTATAAGTACTTGCGATTGGTAATTGACGGGTTGCACCAGCGTAGGGTTTACCATCTACGCTGTTGATTGGGACTAGTCCAGATGGAGCTGTTACGCTTGGATAAGCCATAATAAATCTCCTAAATTATTAAAAAATTAACTACCTTTACCAAAAGAACCCACCGTAACCTTACCCTCATTAAAGAGAGGCATACGAGGATCATTCTGGCGCATAAGAGTGTTCTCTACAGCCTTCATTTGAGCATCAGCTTGGTCAGAGTAATGTTTATTACGCTGGTCAACAAACTCAAGTGGAGTCTTGCAAAGTAACAATCCGCCAATCTCAACGTTGTCTTTAAAACGACTATTGGGATCAGCTAGCAGTTGTAATTTGGGTTGTTCTTCAAGTCTTACAGGTTCCCATCCTTCTCTTAACTTCGCTGAGAGGTTGCGAGGATCGGAAGTGTTAAGTGTTGAAATACGAATCCATCTGTACGCGTAACCAGGTTGCTTATCCGGTTCAGGGAGAAGTTCAGGTTGTGACCACTGCTTTGGTCGTTCTGACTGAGTACGGTTTTGTAATTCACGTTCTAATCTGTTTGTTGCCATTTTTAAGACTCCAATTTATTAAGTTCACGGGCGTACTGCTCTGGGCTCAGACCAAATTTCTTGGCCAAAGCTACTTGCGATTTAGTTAGCACAATCTTTTTAGAAGATGTACTACGCTTCGCAGGCGCTACGACCGTACTTAACTTAGTTGTACGCTGAGGTTTTTCGTCCTCATCGTTTTGAGTGTCGGCAAATTCTTCTGGGAATCGCCGTTTTACTTCTGCGTCGATACGTTTGTAATACTCATCCGTACCAACAAAGCTACGTCCATAGGATTCTTCCAATTCTTCGTGTACCCCTTCAGCGTACTTGCGCATCGCACGTCTGTTAGGATCAACAAACCATTGGTTTTTTGAAACCCATTCAGCAACTTTAGGATCTAGTTGTGCAGGCTGCTGAGACTGCTTTTGTGCTATTTGTACATCATTTTCAGAGATTTGTACAGTGGGTTTGAAATTTTTTGCCTTGTCAAGTTTAAGTTGAGCTTTCATCAACTCTTCTTGGGCTTCCAAAAGTCTATCAGAATCACCCGAGTCATAAGCTTCTTTGTAGTTCCGTTTAGCTTTGTCTATCTCCATCTCCGCAGAGCTTTGATAGGTAGAAATTAGCTCTTTCTCGCCATACTGCAGCATTTCTTTGAGCTTTTTGTTCTCGTCAAGGATCTTTTGCGCCAGGGTTAATGCCTCCTGTTGCTCCCGATAGGCTGATTCTTTAGCCCGACGTTCATCGTGCCAAGCCTTTTTATACTGAACAAACTTATCTTTTACGTTCTTAGAGTACTCTTTAGACTTATCTGCAGTCTCTAGTTCCTCTTTAATACCGTCTGGTAAGGGTTCTACGTCCTGATCTTCAGGCGGAGTGTCGTCTTTTACTTCAATTTCAACGTCATCTCCCTCTACAGATATGTCAAATTCGGCCTCTGTATCTAAGGGTTTACCCTTAGTTTCGTCCTCTTCGTCAGGAAATCTGTATTCTTCTTTTTCCATTTGAGCCATGTTTTATCTCCTAGATAAATTTGCGTTTAATGCCCCGTTGGTCTTGAACTACAGCCTCTACGGAGTCATCGTTAATAATGCGGAACTCACGGTCATGAATAACTAGACGTGTGCCAGCATTAGGTCTTACCAGAACAAAATCACCTTTTTTGCAATAAGGACCGTTTGGGAACCGCTCTTTATCTACATAACAGTCAGGACCCATATCAACTACAAACAGCACAGTAGTTAATAACTCATCGTGCCGACGGGTTTCGTCAGACTTGATAATCCCACTATCAAAGGCTTCTTCTGCTTCTGGAATTGCGCAAAGTATCCTGTACCCTTGCGGGACGGGGAGTTGTTTGGCTCTTTCTTCTACTTCTTTATTCAATACTGCGCTTAAATCTACTGCTTTGTGCAACTCTACTACGTTCTGTTGGTCACTCATCCGAGCTCTCCATTGATTTGTTAAGGTCCATTATGTAGTTACGTGCAGTAAGAAGACCTCGTATCTCGCCACACACTTTTTTGTACTCTTCAAAGTTTTCTACTCGCCCATCGGCTAGTGCTTCTTGGAGTTGTACAACCTTGTTATCGATGGTTTTCACCACGATATTTAAAGCTTTATCAGCTTCCATTACTTACCTTTCTTTGTTTGCTCCTTTTGCCGCTGAGCAATTTCCCGCTGTTGTGCAAGGGTACGTTCGAGTTTCATCATCTCTATCCCTGCTTTTGATCCTTCTTTCTGCTGCTCTTTTGCTAATTTGTCGGCATCTGCCGTTACTTTTACTGCCATTTGTGCCCCAGCAGTACGTGCCTGAGACGCAATTCTTTCACGCTCAACTTCAAGTTGTTGCTGTTTTAACATCGCATCAAGCTGGTCTTTTGCAGCTTTTCTCTGCAGCTCACCTTGTTTAATTTGCAACTCTTGCTGTTGTAGCTGAATAATTGGATCCTTCATCTGTTGCTGTGCTTGCTGAGCCTGTGCTTCTTGTTGGTTCTGCATTAACAACTGCTGAGACGCTTGAGCTGCCATTTGGGCAATCTGATCTGCTATCTCTGGAGACATTTGCTTTGGCTCTTCTCCGTCTTCTGGCATTGGAGGAAGCTGCATACCCATAGCTTGTTCAATCTGTAGACGATACTCAAAGCCAATATGCTCATTAACGTGAGCCATCATGGCCGCTTGTAACTGCTGGGCTAACTGTGGGTTCATGCCAATAATGGATTGAATCTTTGGATCTTGCATTGCTGCCATGTGAACACCGATATGTGCCTTATGATTCTGCTCAATGAACGCTTTGACCGGTTTGTTCTTCAAGATGTTTTGATTCTCAGCAACTGGATCGGTTGGCTTCATATCTTCAGCCATCGGTACCAATTTCTGATAGTTTTTGATCCCCAACACTTCAAGCATCTGGCGGTGTAGTTGTGGCAAGTCATACAGCTGCGGTGCAGTTTGAGCAAGTTGTAAAGCAGCTTGATATTGAACAACTTTCTGCGCCATAGTCGCAGCATTGGGGTCGGATATAGGTAATACATAGACCATGTCATAGTCTGACTGCTTAGCCATACGGCTACCTTCTTCTGGCTCGTATGGATACTCAGGTGGTGTGTAGTCCCGGATTATGTCTTTTAAAAGTCTGAACTCTTGCTTCATCGAATAATGAATACGGGCTTGCACCGCACTCATCATCTTTAAAGTTCTTTCTAGAATTGCTAAAGTCGTTCCAACAGGAGCATTTGCGCTCATATCAGAGACCTTCATATCGGTTGAACCTGCAAACCGACGTCCTTCGTCAATAATCTTATCCATCAAGCCTGCTAA